CAAGCCAGTAATCTCTATTCAGGAACGTGTGACCAATCGCGCAAACGATTTGATTGCTGATCTTGAAGTCCAGCTTGACAACTACTATCGTGACGGCTCTACGTTTAAGCCTTCAGATTGGCTTTCTCAACAGGATGTGAAGCCTGCTATTGCCCAGCGCATTGCAGACTATTACAAGCCGCTTTACTCTGAGGTATACGATGCTTTGAATGGCAAAGATGCTCAACTGAAAGAAGGCTACTCACACTGGACAAAGCCAAAGCTGAGGGCTTACGTGGAGTTTATCAAGTCTATCGTCTCGGCAGCAGAAACTCGCGCTACTATTGTCAAAGCCACTCGCAAGCCGCGCAAGAAGAAGGAGAAGTCTCCTGTTCAACTTGTGGCTAAACTCAAGTTCAAAGAAAAGGATGAAACTTACAATGTCGTGTCTATCGATCCGAAGCAGATTATTGGCTGCAACCAGCTTTGGGTGTTCAATACCAAATATCGAACTCTGGCTGTTTACAACGCTATGGGCCCTGCTGGGCTTAACGTCAAGGGTAGCACAGTAACTGGATGGGATGAAAAAACTTCCACTGTTAAAACTTTGCGAAAGCCGACTGAACAACTGAACAAGTTGAAGGATGGCGGCAAGATTGTGCTGCGAAAGTTCATGGACGAAATCAAGTGCAAGCCTAAGACCGCAACTGGTCGCATAAATAATGAGGTAGTGCTTGTAAGGATCATTAAATGACAACTATTGTAAAGTTTCCTACTAATCGTATTATCCGAGAAGTTCCACCTAATATTGAAGAAATCAACAAAGCCAAAGAAAAGAGTCTTCAAAAACATGCTGAAACGATTGTTGAAGACCTTGTTCTTTCCATCATTGATGCGATAGAGAATTATGGCATAGACTCTGAAACCGAATCGTTTGAGAGAGACTTTTCTTTTGTTGCTGACGGACTTAGAGCCACGATCTATAGATCATTCAACATAGATCATCCTCTCCATTCTTTCATTGACACAAACGTTACCCTTGTTAAGGCAGAGAATTTTGAAGACCTGAGACTCAAGATGGATCAGGTTATGGAAAACATGGCAGAGATCAGTGCTGATAACTCAGATGATGGTCTTGACAAGAAAGAATAGATACTATATACTTGTGGTATATGATTAAGGTGAAAAATGATACTGATTGATTTAAACCAGGTTTTGATTTCAAATCTGATGCAGCAAATTGGATCTAGTCCAAAGATTGCAATTGAAGAAGACCTGATTCGGCATATGGTTCTTAACAGTCTTCGTTCGTATATTAAGCAATTCAAGTCGAAGTACGGAGACATTGTTATCTGCTGCGATTCTAAACGCTACTGGCGCAGAAGCGTATTCCCTTTCTACAAGTCCAACAGGAAGAAAGACCGAGAGGCATCTTCGCTTGATTGGAATCTAATCTTTGAAACCCTCAACAAAATCCGTGAAGAACTGAAAGAGTATTTTCCGTATAGGGTCATTGAAGTTGATGGTGCCGAAGCAGACGATATCATCGCAACTCTGGTTGCTCGAAATGCACCACATGAAGAAGTGTTGATTCTGTCTTCAGACAAGGACTTTGTTCAGCTACAGAAGTATCCCAACGTTCTTCAGTATTCTCCGATCTTGAAGAGATTTATCAAGACGGAAGATCCGAAAGTTTTTATTCGTGAACATATCATCAAGGGTGATCGCGGAGACGGTATTCCTAATTTTCTGTCTGCCGATAATGTCTTCGCTATTGGCGAACGTCAAAAAGTCATAAATAAGAAGAAGCTTGAGCAGTGGGTCCACATGAATCCAGAAGAGTTCTGCGTCAATGATACCATGCTGAGAGGATATGCAAGAAATCGAATGCTTGTTGACCTGGATCTAATTCCAGCAGATATTCAGAAGAGCATTGTTGAGGCATATGAAACTGTAAAAACTGGTTCAAAGAACAAGATGCTCAACTACTTTATTGAGAAGAAGCTTCGGAACATGATTGAAGTTTTGGACGAATTTTAAAGAAAGAAAAATAATGAAACAGATTTATGAGATTTTTGAAGAGTTTGAAAAGGCCAAAGGTAAGAAAGAAAAGATAGAGATATTACAAAAGAACGACAACTTTGCTCTACGAACCGTTCTTCAGGCAGCTTTTCATCCTCGTGTTGAATTTATGGTTGATAAGGTTCCGTATTACAAGCCAGAGCAAGTGCCGCCTGGAATGGGATACTCAACGATCATTCAAGAATTGGATCGTTTGTATTTGTTAGTCAAAGGTCATCCTCGTTGTCCTGAAAATCTAACTCAGGAAAGACGAGAGCAGATTTTGATTCAGATGTTAGAAGCCTTAGAAGGAAAAGAATCTGTTGTGTTTATGAACATGATTCTCAAGAACCTTAAAATTAAAGGCCTAGACGAGAAGATCGTATCAGAGGCTTTTCCTAACATTCTGGACTGATCTTGAAAATGTATATTGGTCGACCTAGATTATGTGAACCTATCTTAGGATACACATATGTCAAAAAGAAGAACAAGATCACAACTAGTCAAGATTATGGAATCTCATGACGAAGATGTATATCATACAAACGCGGAAGATTGCATGAAGTGGTTTAAGGTCATTAACCGCGAAGTGTTTGACAACAAGCTATCTCCTATAGACGAAATTGATATTCGTTGGAGAAGAGGCGCATACGCATATTATGAATCGGTAACGGATACAAAAGATCCTCTCTACAGATATTCAAAACTCTGTATGAACAAGCGTTACAAATCCAAAAAGTTTTTCATTGAAGTTCTCGCACATGAACTTGTTCATCACTATCAGTTTATGACTGAAGGTGTAACGAGTCATGGCGAAACTTTTATGAATTGGACTGAGAAGTTTAACAAGAAAGGACTACGTTTAGTAAAGGCTTATTGACATGAAGTATAAAAAGAATCACTATGGCACTCAAGAGAATGTTGATGATGAAGATTATGTGGATATGCGAAAGGGGTCTAAAAGACGCCCGATCCGAAACTGGACAAAAGCATATGTCCAGCACCAGGATGAAGCCGACGAGATAGACGATTTTTACGGTAACAAGACCAGTTACTGATGACGTAGCGTAAGCAGGTATGTGTCCATCGCATACCTGCTATGCGTTTGTAAAGCTTGAAATTTTGACTGGTCGTACCCATATCTAGTCTATCAGTTAACAAGGAGACTTTACAAATGGCTATCGCTTGGACCGAACAGCACAAGGGTTTCTATGATTCCCAGACCGACTGGGCTGGCTATGTGCTTGAAAAGAAACATGATACCAACTATCGTATCATGTCCGACGTATGGGGTTCAGCCGACTGGGCAATCGTCTGGGATGAGGCTACCAGCTCTCCCAAGCACATCCTAGTCAATGTGTACGATATGAATGGACCCGACTGGAAACCCGTCCAAATCACGGTGGACGCGACCGACGAAATCCGCGAGAAATACAAGCAATACTTGATCAACTGTGAGTATCAAAACCTGCTGGATAAAGCCGAAGCTGCGGCTCGGCATATTGAGAAGGGTGCTGTCGCAAAGGTTGTACGCGGTAAGACTGGTAAGGGTACTATCGGGAAGGTTGTAGTGCAGATGATTGCAACCTACGGTATGGGATATCGCGCTTCCAGCGAATACAAGCTGGCTATCGCCACCTCTGACGTTAAGGTAAAGAAGCCCTTACGTTCAGGTAAGGTTGTCGATGTCTATCAGGACGTGGTCTGGGTTTGGCAGCGCAACTGCGAACGGGTTGATATAGCCAATATTGACAAGGATGCTCTCCTCCAGACGGCTCAGGAACGGGTGGTGCGATATATCCCTGCCTGAGCCTACCCGTTCCAGCCGCTTCCTACCGCGTCCTCCACGATCCCAATAAAATCAAGCACTTAGCCACTCTAGCAATATCAAGCACTTAGCCTATGCGTCCAGCACATACCGCTATGCAAAAAAACATGGATCGGGCACTTGAAATTCCGACTTGCCGTTCTTATCTATAGTATATGAGAGTGAGAAAGAAAGGTACCATCATGTCCAAGCGCACCAAGCGCGGTCTTGCCGAAAAGGCTCGTATCCACGAAATCCTGTACAAGCACCCGAATGCCAATATCCGCATCGCTGCCGACTTTCTGGCTGATGCGTTGTTTCAGGCTCGTAAGGGTGATGTTTCCGAGTTTATGACCGCCTTGTCGCTGGCTCAAATGTTCGCTGAGAAAGTCAACTTCTGCAACCCCTCGGAGAACCTTCGCTAATGACTAAGGATCGCAAGACCGTTTCGATTGATGCGCTGTTGGATTATGCCAACGGCTATCTGTCTGCCGACTATCCCAACTGTGATGCGCCCGAGGAAATTGCGCGTCGGAACGGTCTGATTGACATGATCGAGGCTGCGCTCCATGCGGTCGGTCGTTATCGCGGTTATTCGTACCTCGATCAAAAGCAGATCACGCAGGGAAAGCCTGGCATTCGCTGGTTCGAGGACGGTTCCCATGCTTTCTTTAATACTGACAAGACCCGCAGGAGATATGCATGAGTGCTTATAAGGACTTTCTAATCGGCGTGGAAGAATTGGTCTGGTCGGCTCTGGAGAGGGGCTTTACTGATTTATATGGCATTCATGCCTACGTTCACATGTATGAGCCAGATGCCGACATATCAACCGTTTCGGCAATATTGGATGAGTTGCACCGCATGGATGAAATGCAACTTTATGTCGCTTGACAGTTATTGCCAGATTTGCTATCATTCCATCGTTAACTAAACAAACACAGGAAAACACACATGTCTAAGATTGCCGCTCATTTTGTTGCTCTTGAATTTCTCAAGGCTAAGGGTTCAGCCACTCCTGCTGAGATTGAAGCCCACGTTGGTAAAGGCAAGTATGCTGCCAAGTATGTCTGCTATCTCAAGCTTCACGGCTATGAGATTGATACCATCAAGTCTGGTAAGACTGTGGTCGAGTATAAGTTCATTTCTGACGGCGATTCCGCTACCCGCGATTTCAAGTGGGTACCGCCTGCCCAGCGCAACGGTACCGCTGCTCCCAAGCAGAAGAAGGTCAAGGCTGCGGCAAAGCCGAAGGCATCTAAGCCTGTCAAGGTGCGCCAGTCCAAGCAGACCTCTTCGGCGCCTGTTCAGAAGGCTGCTCGGCAGGTTCTCAAGGATCGTGCTGACGCCGAGGCTGACCGTCTGCTGGCTGAAATCGGCATGAAGAATGCTGGTGAGTATGCTGGTGGTACCTACTCTGTTGATCCCGATTGGGACAGCATGGACGGCATTGACGTTGCTAACTTCCTGAAGTGAGGAGATACGAATGAACTCTAATGAAAAGATTATGGCTGCTGTTGGCTTGCTTGGTCTAGCCGCAATAATCATCATCTTCGGTCCTCTTGCAGTAATCTGGTCTTGGAATCAGTTGTTCGGTGACATCAAGATTCTTGAATATAGTTTCTGGAACTGGCTTGCTGTTATGAGTCTTGGACTGCTCTTCAAGCAGGTGAAGATTGAAAGGAAAAAGTAATGAATAAGCGATGGCTCTTGGCAGGGTTGACAGCCCTGCCATTTTTTGCTACAGTAAGTAATGCGGCCAATATGAATGGTCGCAACACTGCTACATGGAAAGTTCCGCCTGGAGTGACAAAGATTCGTGTTCGGTCCTGGACGCCTGATGGTCGTAAAGATATGGACAGGACTTTGAATGTAGAACCAGGCGAACTGTTTCGGCTTGATGCTATTGAGGACTGATAATGACAGATAGAGACTTTGACATTCGCGCCTATGATCAAGGCTATCGTGACGGGCGGCATGATGCTGCGGCTGAGATTGATCGGTTACGGGCGGCTCTAGACGAGGCAGCAAAAGACTTAGATGATTGGGGCGCATATACCAAAGCGAACAAAGTCCGTGCTGCTCTTAGAGGTGAGAAGTGAACATATTCGCAATTGATAAAGATCCGATCCAGTCTGCAATGTGGATGGTGGACAAGCATGTAGTCAAGATGATCCTTGAGACTGCACAGCTTTTGTCTACCGCTCATCGCATTCTAGATGGCGAACAATACACCGACAAGACCAAGACTGGTCGTAATGTCAAGCGTTGGCGTTTGCCTGACGACCGTGAGACGGTGTTATATTCAGCCACACATATCAATCATCCATCTGCTGTGTGGTGTCGCGCAAATAACAACAACTACAACTGGCTCTATTGTCATTTCTTAGGTTTGCTGGCCGAATATACATATCGTTATGGCAAGCATCACAAATGCGAGATTATGAGCTATGCTCTCATGCGGGCACCATACAATATCAAAATAGATTATCTAACGCCTGTAACGCCAGCAATGCCTGATGAATACAAAGTGCCGAATGATAGTGTCGCATCATATCGCAACTACTATCGTGTGGCTAAGGCTCGTATGCACAAGTGGACTAAGCGTGATGTACCAGAGTGGATTACACAATTATAGGAGATACTAAATACAGATATGCCAAATTATTCATTTGAAAACGCAGAGACAGGCGAAGAGTTTGAACTTCAAATGTCGTATGAAGAACTCAAAAAGTATCTT